TTTTTAAACAAGTCCGTTAGGTCTTGCTGCAGATCTTTTAAAGACCTGATTTGTCCTGTAATATATTTATACTCTTCAAAGTTGTCAACTCCAATTATAACCTTTTCTGTATAACTCTCGATCTTGGGTTTAAGAATTTTTTGTTGAATATATTTGATTGTAGCGTAATCCACTATTTCTTTCCGTTACGGAAGATTTGAGTTCCCTTGATTCCATATATCGAAGCTACGACCAAAATCCACAAATTTGTGAACCAGGAAGGTAGTTGAGAGAACATGTCGAAGAATTGTTTTACCTTTTCCATAGCAGACGGATCATCGCTTATGACCGCCCAGGCAAGCACCAACACGGGCAAACTAAGAATTATGAGAACTGCCTCGTCTTTCCAGTCTGACTGTCTTGCCTCTAACAATTTACCCTGATAAGCCTCTTCACCACGAGCTTGTCGCTCTGCATGTAGCAATTGTGCATCTGACATTGCCATCTTTGCTTTTTGCTTATTAGCGTATATCTTACTACCTGCAGATACTGCTAATTTAATAGCTTGAAACCACATTAGAATATTCTAACCTTTCTGTTTCTATCTTTCAAAATTTTCCCTGCACCTCTGACTAAACCACCTTGATTAAAATTAAACTCAAACATTTTAGGTTCTACTTTTGCTTTACCCATAGGTAGTTTTGGAGCTGAAGCAACTTTTGTACACGGAGGTAAAGTGCCATCAGGACATCTTGGAATACCTCCTCCATTATCTCCGCCACCTAATTTTGGTTTAGGTGCAGGTTTTGCCTCTTTTATGAAAGCTTTACCTTCTGGTGAATTTGGTTTCAAAACTCTTGCTGATGGATCTGTTTTGAATTGATTACCAATATAATATTCTCTGTATAAACCTTCTTTTCTAGCGTATTTTTGCCTATCTTTATAAGCTTTTCTTTGAGCTGCCTCTCCTAAAAGTCCTCCTCCTGGTATAACAGCACCCGCAACAAGATTTACCATGGGATTAGATTTGTAAGGAACGTCTTTTGTAGTGTCAGGGCCTCCTATTTTTCTTTTTGGTGGACTTGAAGGTGGTCTATTTCCACCACCACCACCGCTACCACCATAAGTTTGACTAGGATTTCTGTTACCACCATAATTTCCGCCAGCAGATGCTCCTCCTGCAGGACCTCTTGATGCTCCAGATACACTACTACCTGGCGATTTAAAATCCGATTGACTTGCATCCATTCCACCTCTAGCTTTAAAAACTTTTAATCCGCTTTTTAAAACTTTAGCTTGTTTAGCATGTGTCTTAGATGCTTTTTGTAAACCTTTTATTACTTTTTTAACTTTTTTTCTCATTAAAAATATTTTGTAACCTTTCTTCTATCTCCCATGACTTTACCACAACCCGTTGCAATACCTCCACGCTTCATACCATGAGGTGTTGGTCCACTTTTAGGCGGTGGCCCTGATTTTTTACCTGCCATGCCACCAGATTTGACTTCATAAACTACAATAGGGTTAAATGGGCTAGATGGTTTATCAGGAAATTTTCTTTCGAAACCTGGACCTTCATATTTTTTCTTTTTTCTTTGTTGTCCTGGTCTTTTTCCTCTTCCTATAGTTTCTCTTGGGCCTAATTTTCTACGTGGCATCTTTTTTCTCCTGATTTAATTTTTCTTCTTGCAATTCTAATCTCTTTTTACCTAATTCTTCGTTTAAATTCAACTTGTCTTCCCCTAAAGTCTGTTGTGCAGAGAATTTATTAGCTTCAAATTCCATTTTAGCAGCCTCTTCTTGTGCTTTCCGCTGAATATCCATTGCTCTGAGGTCTAATTCACGTGTTTTTAGTGCTAAAAGTGGGTCTTGATTCTGTTGAGACTGAAATTGTTGCTCCATTGTTACTAATTCTTGTACTTTTTGGGCAATTCTTCGTGCAACTTCAGCTTCAAACTCTATTGAAAACGCTTCTTCATCAGTTTGTTGTAATTGTGCCATGCTTTGGTTCTGTTGAAACATAGCTAACACCTCTTGTTTGACCTGTAATGAAACGTGTTCCATTAAATGACCCTGTAACAGACCATAAATTTGTGGATTTATCTGCACCATTCTTGATGTCATAAAAGACATGTGAGCTGCAATGTGTGCATTGTGGTCTTGTTGTGGAAATGCTTTAGGAATTACCATCTGTAACGCTCCAGTATTTTCAGTTGCAGGATCCAAAGGTCTTGGTGGCCCTGGTGGTGGTTTTAAAATACCTGAAACATTTTTGACACCCAACGCTTGATACATTCTTTTATAAGCTTCATGAATATCATGCATCTGTGGATTAGATTGTGCAAGTGTAAGTGATGCCTGTGCTATTTGAATTCTTTGTGTCATCGAATAGATGTCAGGATCTGCCACAGGAAGGATATCTACTCTGTCATCAAAGTCGGATTGTTTAATTAATCTACTAGCTCCAACGACATCGTATGGATATTCAACTGGCACTGACTCTGCAATAACTCCAGCTAACATTTTAAATTCTTGACCCATTGAGTAATAACATCTTTTATGAATTGCTGACATGACTTTTGACCCTCGTTCAAGAACCGCCATGGTAGTTCCCACAGGCGCTTGTGTGTTCATGTCTGCCATTTTCATATCAGCTACGGATGCAAATCTTCTTCCAGAGTCTACACAGAATTGCAGAAGCTGATAAAGAGTTGGGTCTGGTCCTTTAAATGGTAAAAATTGAAATTGATCTTTAATGTTACCACCTGGTGCATCTACATCTCTAAACTCACCTGGTTGTAATGGTTCAGAGTCATCTCTTATTCTTAAACCTCTAGATTTAAAACCTGCAGGTAGATTTGATAATGTTCCTGCATCTAGTAATTGTCTTAAAGCAGTTGTAGCAGTTCTTGATAAACCACCAATCGTATGAATTAAACCATTACCATAAAAACCAAATCCAGGTAAAAATTTATAATGAACAAAAAAATCTCTTCTTTTTACTAGAGGGTCGTTCTCTTCAAAATTTCTATATATAGATAAAACTTTTCTAGAGTCCTCATCTATCGTAACAATGTAAGGAACTTTAATTCCATCAGGACTCTCATATCCATCTATATCAAGATTAGTATGAACCTCAATTAAATTATATAATGCGTTTGCTTGTCTATTATCTGTTGAAGTAACTCCTTCTATCTCATTCATTTTATCTTGAACTTTGTCAGATTTGTAACTTGGTCTAGGTAAATCAATATCTCTATAAAAACCACTAACTTGTAATTTTCTTAAATCATTTTGAGACATCTGTAACACTTGTGTTATTCTTAACGCATCAGATAAATCAGTTGCATTGTATGGCACAACTAGGTCTTCAGCTTTTATAAATTTAGCACAGGCTCTTCCTAAGACTGGATCATAATAAACTTTTTTAAATGAAGAACCTGTAAGAGGAAGTAAGAATAACATTTGATCCATTTCTGGAGTGTATTCTTTCATAACTGATGTTATCATATAATTCATGTAATCTCTTACACGACCAGCTTGATTTATTTTCTCATCAGTCTGTGCTCCTATTACTTCTGTTCTTACAGGTCCTCCTGCAGGCAATAACTCTTTGATGGCTTGCGCTTGGAATTGAGTTGCTGACTCCGCAAGTAAGGGATGAGTTACTCCCGCTGCCCCAAGAAAAGGACGGGCTGGTGATTCATATTTGAAACCTAATAAATCTAATCCTTTAACGTAAGAGTCTACCCATTGTTGTCTTGAACGTTTGTCATCTTCATAATTTGAAACAAGTTCACTACCTATTTGGGAAAGAATAGATTCATCTAAAGTTTCTGCTAAGTTTGAAAAAAATTGTTCTTCTTGTTGAATAACAGGTTCTACACCAGCAATTACGTTATCGTTTTCGTCTAATACTGTATCTACTTGCTCTGGATTATTTCCTGTAGTTGTATCAATAATTTCTAAATCTTCTCTTGACATTAATACATTTTAGTTATTTTTTTATTTTTAGCCATACCTTGTCCACGACAAACGATACCACCTTTTTTAAGATTTATACCTTTATCTTTTTTGAATTTATCTATACCACCTGAAACTTGCTGAGCTCTTGTTACCTCATCTTTAATATTTGCAGATGGGTTGGGTTGTTTTGCTAATGTTGCTATTGCTTTATCTATCATCCAAATAATGGTGCAAAGTATTCACGTTTTACTTCTACCAATCCTCCAAGTTTATATGCCTTCATTCTGCCCGTGCTTGAGCCTGCTAAATCTAATACCACATTTGTGTTATAATTTCTAGGGTCATCGATATCAGTAATATCTACACCTTCAAAGAAATTATTTTTATCAGTTTTTAAAAAATTGTCCCTTTCAGCCTTAGAAGAAAAAGATCCTACAATTTTACCGTCTGAATCTTGTATTTTAAAAGGTTTATTTACATCTGATTTCATGACCCTTTTAACAACTACTTTAGCACCCAATTCTTTTGCAATCTCTTGCATGGCTTTCGGGACAACTGCAGTGCTCATCAATTTTCCTGATTTATAGTCTCTGTATTTTCCTACTCCCTCACCTTTAAGATTTTTAAATATTCTGTCCTTACCTGGGACTTTTCTAAAACTGCCAACTAATTCATCACCACTTAATCCATAATATTGTTCTAGTTTTTGTTTTTGTCCTACTTGCTTTAAAAGATAATCATCAGCAGCACCAATTGCTATGTATCTTACATTATTGTTTCTTGCATCTTTAATTAATGATTTTAAGGCAA